TCCTCATATGAGAGATGAATTACATCATGTGCAACAAGCACAAAATGTTTTAACAAAAGGATCTATTATTATTTTTCCATCTTTTGTTTGGCACAGAGTTAAACCTGTAACAGAAGGAACTAGATATTCTTTGGTGTTATGGAATTTAGGAAAACCTTATAAATAAAATGAATAAAGAAGAACATTTTAAAACACCCATTTGGTGGGAAGAAAAACCAGACTTTGTTGGATCTCTTAATAAAGTATCTAATAAATATATTAAAGAAGCTAAAAAAAGAAATAAAAAATTTATAAAAGAAAACGGAGATTTTGGAGTATCACATCATTCAACACAACTACTCGCTGATAATTCTTTTTTAGATTTTAGAAAATATATAGGTACAAAGTCTTTTGATTTTTTAGATGACCATGGTTATGACATGAATCAATATGATTTAATATTTTCTGAAATGTGGGTTCAAGAATTTTCTAAAAAAGGTGGGGGACATCACAGTGCACATATACATTGGAATCAACATGTTTCAGGTTTTTATTTTTTAAAAGCTAGTGATAAAACATCTTGGCCAGTATTTCATGAGCCTAGAACAGGTGCACGTTGTACAAAATTAAAAATGAAACCTGACTTAGTTAGCAGTTTAAAAAATGGCATAGAGCTAGTAAACTTTGTTGCAAAGCCTGGAGTCTTAATGATATTTCCTGGTTATTTAGAACATGAGTTTGTAGTTGATTATGGTAGAGAACCTTTTAGATTTATTCATTGGAATATGACAGCTCTTCCAAAAGGAATTTTAAAAAATGATTAAAGTAGTAGACGATTTTTTAGACAAAGAATATTTTAAAGAAATACAAGACATAATGCTTGGAGGTCAATTTCCTTGGTTTTATAATCCATATATAACTGATGATGAAGATCAAAAAGATAAATACTATTTTACACACAATTTTTATGACAGTAAATTATATGTGAACAGTAATTACTTTAATCTACTTATAAAATTTTTAAATCAAATAGGTAGTAAAAGTATTATTAGAGTTAAAGGAAATTTATATTTGAATAAAGGTAAAAAAGAAATACATAGATTTCATAAAGATTTTTCTTATAAACATAAAGGATGTCTTTTATATATAAACGGTAATAATGGTTTAACTTATTTTAATAAAGAGGAGGTTAAACCTAAACCTAATAGATTAGTTTTTTTTGATCCTAGTAAAGATCATGCAAGTAGTCTACCTACAGATGATAACAGAAGAATAAATATTAATGTTAATTACTTTTAAAAATGATTAAAGAACATAAATTTAAAGATAAAACTTTTATAGGAGGATGGTATATCTCTGAAAAATTATGTGATGAAATAATAAAATATTATGAAGATAATGAACCTAATTGGAAAACAGGTGTTGTGCATCACAAAGGTAATAGTTTACACATAAACAAAGAATCAAAAGATTCTACAGATTTACATGTTAGTCCTTATTGTGAAGATGAACCTATTATTACATATAGAGAACAACTTTCTAAAATGATAAAATTATATGAAAAAAAATATCCCATGCTTTCATGTTATGAAACTTACAATGTTTATGAGTGGTTTAATATTCAAAAATATAAAGCAAAGGGTGGTTTTAAACGATGGCATTGTGAAAGAAATTCTAAAAGTCTTTCATCAAGAGTTTTAGTTTTTGCAACTTATCTATATAATATAAAAAATGGTGGAACAGAATTTAAATATTTAAATACAACTGTGCCTTCAAAAAAAGGATTAACTGTTATATTTCCAACAGATTTTACACACACTCATAGAAGTGAAATATGTAATCAAGAAAAAATGTTACTTACAGGATGGTTAGGATTTAATAATGAGCTTTAAAAAAAATAAATATACAGTTATTAAAAATGCAATTAGTAAAGATTTAGCTACATTTCTTGCTAATTATTTTGTTATTAGAAAACAAGTTTATGATACTTGTATGAAAGCAAAATATATATCACCTTTTGAAAATGCTTTTGGTGGTTATGAAAAAGGTAATCAACAAGTACCACACACATATGCTCACTACAGCGATGTTGCTTTTGAAACATTAATGTTAAAAGTACAACCTATTATGGAAAAAGAAACTAAATTAAAATTAAACCCAGCGTACACATATGCTAGAATCTATAAAAAAGGTGATGAACTTAAAAGACACAAAGATAGATTTAGTTGTGAAATATCTACTACTATAAACATAGGAGGAGACCCTTGGCCTATATATTTAGAACCATCTGGTGATGTGAATAAAAAAGGCATAAAAGTAGATTTAAATCCAGGAGATATGTTGGTGTACAGGGGATGTGATCTAGAACATTGGAGAGAAAAGTTTAAAGGTGAAGAGTGTGTTCAAGCTTTTTTACATTATAATGATGTAAAAACAAAAGGAGCTAATCAAAATATTTTTGATAAAAGGCCACATTTAGGTCTTCCATCTTGGTTTAGAGAATGATATAGCATTATAATGGAGGCAGTGTACCACCACATACCACGCTGTCTCCTTTATAATGCTACTCGTTGATATTAGCATAATGATATAATATAATAGGGGCCTTATGTTACAAAAAATAGGATTTCAAGCAGGTATTAACAAACAAATAACTCCCACAGGAGCAGAAGGTCAATGGATAGACTGCGATAATGTTAGATTTAGATATCAAATACCTGAAAAAATAGGTGGTTGGAATCAATTA